GAAGACGCGCTACTCTAATAACAGCATTAAGAACTGCCGAGTGCGACATCTTTAATAAAGTAGATTTACAATGAGAGTCAGATATAAATAACAAAACATAAAATTAAATCCTATCTAGTTGGCTTCTTCCGTCTCAGACGTTCGGATATGGAAATGGCAAAGCTGTTGGAGTCGGCGTAGGCCTCATTGATGAGACTATTACGCAGTAACTTGATGGCTCGTCTCGCATCCTTCGATGGTTTGGCTGTCGTAGGTTCTTGATTATGCTGTTCCCTGAATCGTTTCGCTCCTTTGAGGTACTTAGTTGCTGGATGGTCCCGAACGAATCTGATCCAATCCATGACGTCATTACCCCACTGTCCTCTTCCGATTGTAGCATTACCCCTGATCAGATCCATGACCTTGTATGCATCAAGACCGCCTGTGGAAGACCTGGCATATAGGGAGGTGACGCCTGAGACAAATGCGTTGAAATCCTGGATGTAGTACTTGGCTGGCTCGTAGCTGTCCAAATCGACATATTCCTTCACCCTGCGCCATACAGCAATTTGTGGGACAGGTACCTCTTCATCTTCACGTTCCCTAATCCTCGCCAATCGGAGGATGTCCTCGCATCTCCCGCCTGCTGCTGACAGCCTCTTAACCTGATTGGCTATGATGTATCTGTGCTTGAGATGGTTAATATTGTGGTGATTGAATGGATTGTCTACAACCATGGATAAAACTGCTGCGATATAATCGTCAATATTTGCATGAACCCCTTCTGGATAGAGCAGCTTCTCCAAGTTCTCGTGAGATGGCCTTATGGGCCTTCCATCCTCTAACCAATAACAGGAAAGAAATTTGGGAGCCCCTTTAAACCTGTACTCCCACCTATGTGACAAGCCCTTCTCCTGGTCGATCCTCAATTCATCTTCAAACTCACGCCAATAAGCCTTCTTCATTATCTTCGATGTCCCCTTCGATAGGTCGGTTCCTTCCTTGAAGACCGCCTGGAAAGTCCTCACATGGAAGGGAGGCCGGGTAATGATGAAGTCCTCTTTCTTAATCCCAGCCCTAAAATAATCATTCAGCTTAACCCTCATTTCTTCGAGCACTTCATCTCCAGGATCCTTACTGAAGACCGTTAGATTGTCATCCCCGGCGCACTTCGGGACCGCCTCCTCCTCCAATATATCAATAGACCGAAGAACGGACTTAATATACAAGATGTTTAAAGCCGTGTCCAACCATCCAGTCCAGAGTGACCCACTTGGTACCATCCCGTCAATATGGATAACCCCGCCATCATCAGTTATCAATCTCCTTTCCACCAGAGCCCTTCTCATACAGACACCATAGCCCCTCAACAGTTTAGCCTCCACCTCATCTTTTGGTCTGAAACAAGAACAGATCACCTTAATCATGAAATCCAAGTCTTCGGAAGGACGTTCCCTATCGAATTTACTCCAATCCAATTCTACACAGACAGCTGCCTCTTTCACCTCATCCCAAAAATGCATCCAGTCAGACGACGCTCGAACAACAGTGTTCCTAAAGGAAGTCTGCCCTCTTGATCTCTCCGCAGTATATTTAGAGAGAACGTTATATAGCGGCGCAGACGCAAATTGTTCGAGAGCATCCAACATCATTACACAACGACCCATAGGAGCACACTCTGTAAACTTCTTAACCGCCTCACCCATAGTGAGGAGCTTAGACCGGAACCCCACCCTTGCAGCAAAATATGGCAACGCCCTATCAGTAGCTTCAGATATAGAATAATGACAGTAGATATCCTCCATCAGACTCTGCAAAAGCTTATCTAACCCATACTTCTTCTTTATTCCGAAAGACCAAAGAAACGGCCCACTTGTAGCATCATCATTGTAATTCCTAACATGGCAACTTCCCTTTCCACTCGGGACCGCCAGATCTGAAGGTAACCCTAGGGCCTCCCGCGCTGTAGTGATTGTGTAACAGTCTTCCAGTAATCTTTGGGGGGGACGTTGAGTAGCACCAGCAAGGAGTTTGATTGCATCAGCGAAACAACCACCACCCCTGTACTTGTTACCATCAATATCCCAATTCAAGACTTCCCCCCCTCCGATAACCTTACGGACTCCCACCTCCCACCGTGACCGCGAGAATGGAATAGCCCTAGTGTCCCGCCCAATAGGGCGGACCTCAACCTCTATCCTTGCGTTGGGATAGAGGAGTGACACGGCCTCTGCCTCTACCTCTGTTGCGCGTGACAGCTGGGGAGGCAACTTGTACTGCAGTGTCCTCTTCTCCTCTAGCCTCTCCATCGGGATTATCTCCGACAGTGGCCTGCAAGGGGTCATCTCCTTCCCCCTCCTCAGCTTCCCCACCGGCAGGTTCTTCAGCAGCCTCTTCCTCGTCCTCTGATTCCACTTCATGATCCATCTCAACACCCATTGCTGCCAGCTGACGCCTAAGATAACGACTCTTCCCCTTATCTCCTAATTGCTCATAACCCAATATCTTGGCATTAATGAAGGCCTGGAGCTCATCCTTCACATTCCCGTGCTTCAAAAACTCTAACCTATTCGTCTTGGCGACGAATTCCGCGTACATGTCGAAGGCCTCCTTGACTTGCTTCCTAGTAGGCTTCGCTCCTGCTGTCACCTTATCAGGGTTGAACTGCTGGTAAAGAGACCAACACTTGCAGTTCAACTCGTAGTCACTCAACCCCACATACCGGCTAACAGGCTCATAATTGGACTTGGTTGCGATCAAGTCCTCCTCGAGCTTCTCTCTTCGCTTGACAATCTTACGCTGCAGATCAGCGATCTCCTCCTCGGCTTTGAGACGCACGTCTTTCTCATCCCTTAACATGTCATTCCTCTGAGTCTCAAAGCAATGCAGCAGCGCCACCTCAGCAATACTAAAATCACCCCTCCCCTTCTGCTCCAACTTCTGAGCATACATCGTCTCGCCCAGTGCATCCTTTCCCTCCTTCGTCTTAACCCAGTTCAAGAAGTCAAAGAACTTCTTGAAAGTTATGCCCCGCATGCTCCTCAACACTCCATGAGCGACGGCGGCCCCCAACGCTAAATCTAACTCCTCAGCAGTCTTCCCTTTGAACTGCTTGAGCAACTTGAAGTACTGATTAGGTAGTAGCATGTGGGAGACGTAAGTTGTTCTCTGAAAGTAGCGCTTGTCGATACCCAACTCGACGAAGGTCTCCCCTATCTCAACTATCTCCCTCATCACTGTCCTCTCCTTCTCCTTCGCCGTAAGAGGAACGTTGGCAGCGTTTGGAACACGCCCCGCCGCGGAACCTCCGACACCAGCCATATTGGAATATCTAAACTGAGGCAACGGAAGCAACGACGAGAAATCTGACTCTCACTGGATGTTTCACAGTAAATCGTGAATGACCTCACCCTTTTGTGAAAGTTCTTAATTCCGCTAGGTAGCTTACTAAATTTATC